AATCGTTGTGCTTCGTGTCGCAGTCTTTCCTTTAGAGGTTTAGATAGCAGTTTGGGTACAGTCTCCAACTCAATGTCGTTTTCTTGGCAGTAGGTTACCACTGCCTCAACATAGGTGATCAACCCATTGCTAGTCTTGACTAACTTCTCGATCTCCATAGAGAATCTAGATGCTGTCATAAACTTCTCCTCAGGATTATCCTTTGGCATTTGCAAACTCTTCGATGTAGGTTTTAAGTAATTGTAAATAGTCATCAAGATTGTACTTCTGAAACACCTGAGTAGACCCGTCTTCAACAGCGATAAGTGTGACAATTTTCTTTACCTCTATGCCTGTGCGCTCTAGAAACATTGCAGCGTAGGCAGTCTCTTGCACAAAATAGTGCTCGATATGCTCTTCGCTTTTCTCCTTAGTGGAGGTTTTAAAATCAACAACAGCAAGCTCACCATCGAATTCTGCAATGCAGTCAACGCGACCAGCGAGTCCAAGGTAATGTGAATAAAGAAAAGACTCTAGGCAGTGGATATTATTAATGCGGTTAAGGGTAGTCTTAGCGGACTGAAACATTCTAACAGACAATGGATTATTTTCCAAGTACTTGTCGATGTTTAGTGATCCTCTAATGTAGTCCTCGGTGATGGAATGGAATGCAGTCCCACGTTGAGTGGCGCGTGCTGTGATTTTGTTTGCCTCTTGCTCACCTATTTTGTTTCGCCAGTTGGCGAAGAATTGTGCGTTCTTGAACGATGTGATTGAGGTAACACTTGGATAGTATTTATCAGCACCAGGGATAGGATAAAACCTAACCCCGTCTTGTGTCACAGGTTCGACCTCAGGAACTTTGAGATCGACATCAACGAAATTAAACATTAGAAACCAAGATTGTATTTATTAATGAGATAGGATTTGACAAGTCCAGACCTTACGATATCTTCAATGCCAAACTCAATGCAAGAAAACTCTCTCATGTTTTGAAGGATCTTAATGAAGTCTGCAATACCAGTCTTCTCATTCTCCTTAACAAGATCTGATTGAGTAATGTCACCACAAAACATGATCTTAGAATCTTCACCGATACGGGTGATCATCGAATCGAGTTCATGAAAGTTGAGATTAGAGAACTCATCGACAATAACAATGGCATTGTCAAGAGTGACCCCACGGATAAAAGAAGTAGACCAGAAAGAAATAGTCTCTTGCGCTCGGAGGTTGTCATATAGCATGTCAAATGAATTGTCATCAGGCATACTAAACATGTATCTTACCATGTTTTTGTATGGAATCTGATAAAGTGCCGACTTATCTTCATGATCTCCAGGAAGGAAACCAATCTCTCGGGTAGGCACAAGTGACCTTACGATATAGATTTTATCATAAGGAGTGTTTTCGTCAAGTACTTGTTGCAACGCAAGGTAGAGCGTGATGAATGTCTTACCAGTGCCTGCTGCTCCATGGAGCAAAAGGTTTTGTCCCATACCATACTGCTCAAACGCAGTTTCCTGGTTAGGGGTAAGAGGATTGATAGGCACCATGTAGGATTTATCAATCGGTTTCTTTCTCTTGATTTGCTTAGCAGACATACCTGGGGGGACGGGTGGACCACCGTTGTTACGCTTTCTTGCTCTTGCCATAGTTTAAGTAAATCGACTCAGGTTTGCACGGGGATGTGCTTTTTGTACTTTGGACATCACTTCTTTGACTCCGTCAGATTGTTTGGGAGCACCGTAAGCAACGCCGCCGACACCTTCCATCCAATCTCTTTCCCAGTCAGGATTTTCTCCCTTCCAAGTTTCGTATTCTTTCATGGTCATGGTGAGTTCTTGTTTCTCACCTGTAGTTTTATTTATTACGGGGTAAGTAGGCATTATTCTATGAGGATAGAGGGTTGATCATAACATTCTTGGTGACACTTACAATCTTCACACTTCCAATCAAGTGCCTCAGAGATGGTTGGAAACTGACAAATGAAGTGCTTCTTGCACAACTCAGCAATATCAATGTGCTCTTGCTGAGTACCATGACCAGTGCGAAGATCGATGTAATGCATCCATGACCGCACAGAACCAGTCATGTAGATCCTGGTGGGTGTACACATAGGAAGAATCATGCGAGCACATTCCTTAGCAACACCAGCATCTAGCATCTCCTTATAGATACGCATAGCATCATTGAAGTGATGCTGCATCAGGATCTCATACTTCTGTTTGATGAAAGGATCTAGATCATCAATAGACTTCTGACGATTGCTGTTGTCCTGTCTACGCAATGCAGGCAGAGGAATCTCATCACCAAGTAGAGACGAATCTGCATAGCGTTGGGAAAACTCTTGGAAAGTGAAGGACCTATGACGCAAAATCTGAGCTGCGATTGCTCTGGTAGTATTGATCTCCAGGGTCATGTGTGCCTGCTCAAAGATGCTCCAGTGCTGGTGTTGAATACAATACTTCAGCAGACCAGCAACCTTAGCATTCTCCTGGTTGGCAGGATTGCTAACGCGAGCAACATACCCAATAGTCTTTTCTGCATCGGGCGTAACTGAAACCAAACATACTTTAGTCATTCTTATTATTACCAAATAAAATACGAGAGATCAGGTAGAGTCCCATCGCTGACCAATAACTAAGGGTAGCAACTCCAAACATACCTGGCATTAACGCATTCCATAATACCATTAAAATGGCAGGTCTGACAAGGAATCCAGCAACAGTTTCAATAATCTTTGCACCTGCTTTTTTCTTTGCCTCTTCTTCAGCAGCAGCAGTCGCCGCGGCCAATTCTTCTGCTAGTTGCTGCTCGTCTGCTCGACGATCCAAATAAACAGTGGTCATTTTTTCTTTTCTTTCTTGGTCGGATCTTGCCATAATTTAGGGTTAACTCTACCTTCAGATTGTTTGAAAGAAAGTAAATTTTCTCGGTACAAATCCCAATAGTAATCAAAGATTTCTACTTTCTTGTTGCAAATTACTAGATCGTAAGTTTCTTTTCCATCTAAAAGATACGTTACCAAGTAACTAGTGCAAGGTAACGTTCTGTCATCAGCGGCAGACGGATCACAGTTGCGCTGAATCACTCGCATTAGGATCGACCCCCCCATTCAATCTGAGGGTATGCCTCAGCAATCACTGCCTTTGTAATTCTCTTATACTTATCGCCCAAGCGACCATCCTTACACAAGACTAGCAACTCTGCTTCAGACTCGTGCAGACCCTCTAGCAACTGTACAAACATGCTCTCCCTCTTCAGGGCAGGCAACTTATCTGCACCCCCCTTAAAGAAGCGATAGAGACCCTTGTACTCGTGCTCTAGACGGGTATGGTCTGTGCCTGCAGGGGCATCGTTTGGTGTGTAGGGAACATCACCTTCAGGTAAAACAGATATAAGACTATCATCAAAGTTGATAATCAACAGTTGACGTAGTGCTGTGCTGTTGTGTTTACGAAGCAAGTCAATTTTTTCTTGCTTCGTTTTAGCATTACTAACTTTTCTTAGCACTTCAGAAAGCAGTAAACGATTGCTACTGTTAGTTGTTGTAGGCATAATTAATCTCCTTAATCATTCTTCATCTTCATCATCTTCATCATAGAAGTCATTCCAATACTGAGTATCGGGTCTGATGTATATTAACTCATCTTGTAGGATGTTGCCATCATCATCCAGCATTTCTGGATGTGTTACTGCTTTAGCATAAGCAGCATTCTCAATGTAGTCTTCAACATAACCCTTGGCTAACCAAGAAACTGTGATCCCTAAAATGAAAGCACCGATCGTGATCAGAACTACTAATGCGATTAACATGGTTTCCTCCCATTGAATTTAGTTTACTGGAAACCAACCTCCTATGTAACTAATGTTGCATAATTATTTAGTAATGCTCACAAAAGGTTATTCTCCCTGAGATACTTAACAGTATCTGTGCAACCTCCCAACTTAGTTTGATTCAAGAGGACTTGAGGAAATGTAGATCCATTTCCAAACTTATTATAGAATGCAGTGCGATCAAAGTCACGATCTAGCAGGTATTCTTTATACTTTAATTTCTTTCCTTCCAAGACCTGTTTAATTTTGGTGCAGTAAGGGCAACCAGATCTTGTGTAGACTTCAAAATTCATAAGACCTCCGATGAAAAAGGGACTCCGAAGAGTCCCATGGGTGTTCCGACTATGTAGAGACCGCACGAAAGGTCTCAAACATATTTATCAGAAGCTGTACTTCAGACCAGCTTTGGTGCCGTAGCTACGGTCAACACCAGCAACGCCGCTGCCAACGAAGCTAACTTCGCCGTAAGCAGAGAGACTATCGGTCAGACCCACGCCCAGACCTGCCTTACCCGAAGGCACCCAGTCAGCGTCACCACCATCGGGGAGTTTGACGGTAGCGCCACCTTGGACATACCAGGAAGCGGACTCGCCCAGAGCACCTTCATAACCGACATGGTTGTCGATAGCAGTGCCACCATAGTTAGAGCCACTCCAACCAGAGTTAGCTTCGACATTCACATAAGGACCTGCCATTGCAGCGCCAGCGAAAAGGGGAGCAGCAGCAAGAGCTGCAAGAGTAGTTTTGATCATTGAAAATTCCTCGTAGATTTACTTGCGGAGTGATTACCCGCAGATGTAGGAGAGACTCGACGTGTCTCTCGCTTCGGAAGTATTATACCACAGATTTGGCGCGAGTAGTTGAGGCACCCTGTCTGTTGTAAATCTTCACAATTTATTTATAAGGATTGATTACCATCCTTAATGGCTTCATAAAACTTATGAGCCTCTGCCAACAGATCCTTTGCTTGCTCTTCTGTAATGACTTTCTTTTCTACTTTTTTCAAAATAGATTTAGTTGCTTCCAAGTACTTACGGTAAGCAACCAACATGACTTGTGCTTGACGTTTTTGTTTTTCTGCCATTTGCTCAGTTACTGGAAAATCAATAAGAAAATCATCATCGTGTAATGATTCCCAATAGAAATTTGAATCACCGATCTTATCTCTTACTGATTCAGGTAGATCTTTGGGGTCAATGTATGGGAGATTCATTGCGACTCATTACCTTGAGGTACTGTTGTGTATCTATAACCCGATGCCATTCGTGTATGCCAGTATAAATTACTGGATCCAGATTGACTTAAGTCGGCACTTGTCCTGATAACTTCACCATTGGAATAAGTAAGTTTCCAGGCACCTCCTCCAGGATTACCAGACCATCCATTGTCACCATTGGCACTAGTATCATTCATAACACGCATGTTTAAAATGTAATTACCAGCAGTAACATTTGGAATGGTAACTGTATCTATTTGGTTTAATGTAGCAAGATTAATATACTGTGTACCATTAAACGTAATTTGAATTCTATTATCAGCTGACGCTTGTAGGGTAAGACTATCATCTCTTGTTACAGAAATATTATAGTTGAGCTCCTGCCAAGTGTCAAGAGGACCTGGGTCTGTTGAGCTAGTCCAGACCCCATACTGTTGCAG